TCACAAACAGTAGATGTAAGAGGTACGAAGCGTATGCGACCAGATAAAAAACCTGTAAAAGCAACTTGGTACTAGTATGTGGTTATCAGCAATTAAATTAGCTGTCTCTGCTGGTAGTAAAATTTATACTAACAAGCAGAAGGCAAAAGTCGCGATGTCTGATGCTCAACTGTTGCACGCAGAACGACAAGCCCGAGGTGAGGAAGCTTACCAAGGCAAGTTGTTAGAGGCACGTCAAAACGATTTTAAGGACGAATTTGTTCTTGTAATATTGTCTGCCCCTATAATTGTGCTTGCGTGGGGAGTCTTTTCGGAGGATCCTGGCGCTCTCGATAAAGTAAAAACTTTCTTCGAACATTTCGCGGCACTCCCGACTTGGTTCAGTACCCTTTGGATCCTCGTCGTCGGATCAATTTTTGGAATTAAGGGTACACAAATCTTTAAAAACGGAGGGAAAAAATAATGCCAAATAGAAGATTTAACACACAAGTAGCTCAACCACTTAAAACAGGTGGCAGAGTTAAAAAAATGGGTGGCGGAATGTCTACTAGAAGAAGAGATATGAAGTCAGGTTATTACCCAGATGATATGGGTATGAAAGGTGGAGCAATGTATAAAAAAGGTGGATCTGTTAAAAAGAAAAAACAGGGCTACAAAGATAGAAAAGATGAATCTATTGCAATGAGAATCAGAAAGAAAAGAACTAAAAAGCAATTAAAAGATTCAAGAGATGAGTCTTATGGTAAGTTTGGTTCTAAAGCTAAAAAATCAGGAAAGATAAATAAGTAATGAGAAAAAACTTAAAAAAAGTCCCTTCTGGTAAAAAAGGAAAGGGTCTAAAAAAACTTCCTAAACAAGTCCGAAACAAAATGGGCTTTATGAAAAAAGGTGGCAAAGTTAAGTAATGGCTAAACTATGTCCAGCCGGTAAAGCTGCTGCAAAGAAAAAATTTGCAGTTTACCCGAGCGCGTATGCAAATATTTGGGCATCCAAATATTGCAAAGGCAAAGTAGGTAGAAAGAAAAAAGCTGACGGCGGATCTATAAATAAAATTTCACAATCTAGAAAAGCAGTATCGAGTTATGCACAAGGTGGTATTGCTAAAGGTTGTGGAGGCATTATGAAAAACAGACGTAAAGTAACTAAAGTTGTTTAATGAGTGGTTTAAAAAAATGGTTAGACGACAAGTGGGTCGATATTGGGGCTCCGAAGAAAAACGGGAAGTATCAACCTTGCGGGAGAAGCAAAGGCTCAAAGAGAGCTTATCCGAAATGCGTACCCCTTGCAAAAGCCACACGAATGACAAAGTCGCAAAAGGCGAGTGCTGTCAAACGAAAACGAGCGGTATCTAATAAAGGACCTAAACCAACTAATGTTGCAACATTCGCTAAAAAGAAAGATGGCGGTATGATAAAACAAGCTCAAAGAAATTACGATGGTAGTTATATTTCTGGAAGTTTAGGTGGTGTTGAAGTTTCAAATCCAAGTTTAAGAAAATATTATAAGGGGATGTTGTAATGAGAAAACAAGACAATATGCCTGCAAGAAATAAAAAAAACTTTAGATCTACAAAGTCTGGAGCAGGTATGACACGAGCCGGTGTCGCTGCCTATAGAAGAAAAAATCCCGGTTCAAAATTAAAAACAGCTGTGACTGGTAAAGTTAAAAAAGGGTCCGCTGCCGCTAAAAGGCGAAAATCATACTGCGCAAGAAGTGCAGGTCAAATGAAGAAATTTCCTAAAGCTGCGGCCAATCCAAATTCGAGACTTCGACAGGCACGTAGAAGATGGAAATGCTAGATAGATTAATTTACAGATTCTGTGGTTTTTTAGACGATGCTATTGCATTTGTTGAAACCTATGTTATTAAAATGACTGAATGGTGTTGGCAATCAAGAGTTAAACTTTTAAATAAAAAAAGAAAAAGAAAAAAATGAGAACAGCTATAATAGATGCATTAGAAGCTAGGTATGAAGCTCAAATTCTTGAAGCAGACGCTACACTTAAAATTTATTTAGAAAATTCTGTAGGTATTGGAGAACACCCACAACACATAGATGAAATAGATAAATTAATAGAAAAAATTGCAGCAGCTGAAGAGAAAATAAAAGTGTTGCAACAATTCAAACTATAAGGAGAGAAGATGGAAGACTTAATGTTAATAGATAAACTTAAAAAAAGAATTAACGCTACTGTTCAACAAATTGGAGATTCGATGATGAGTGGTGGGGTTGACAGTATGGAAAAATATAAGTATATGCTTGGACAGGCACACGCCTATCAATTAATTATACAGGAAATCTCTAACCTGCTAGAACCAAAGGAGCAAAAAAATGAGCAAGGAAACGTTATCGACCTCGGAAAAGGAAGTACCAAAAATTAAACTTGGACTTCAAGATAAATACGACGCAGAAAAAAAAGAAGAGCCTCACGCAAAAAGATTAGATCCAGATAATATAGACACGGTTGGTGAATTACCTGAACCGGTTGGATACAGAATTTTAGTTTTACCTTTTACACCAAAAGAAAAAACTAAAGGTGGAATTTTATTCTCTCAAGAACAATTAGACAAAGCAAGAATCGCAACTACTTGTGGTTATGTTTTAAAAATGGGAGATCTTGCATACGCGGATAAAGAAAAATTTAATAAGCCGTGGTGCAAAGTAGGAGATTGGGTAATGTTTGCCAGATACGCTGGTTCACGTTTACCGATTGAAGGTGGAGAAGTGCGAATACTAAACGATGATGAAGTGTTAGGGACCATAAAAGATCCTGAATCAGTTCTTCATTACATTTAACAACATAGGAAGGAAACTATGCCAACAGAGAACGAAAACAAAGTAGAAAGTCTTATTGACGTCGGCGAAGCAGAAGGAGCTGAAATTAATTTAGACCAAAAAGGTGAACCTGAAAAAGTTGAAGCACCCACTGAAGAGAAAATAGAAATAGAGCAAGTCCCTCAAGATAAAACTTATGAAAATGAGAGAGAGACTAAACTTGAAAAAAAAGAAGATAAAGACGAAGTAAAAGAATATAGCGAAGGCGTTCAAAAACGTATTGCTAAACTTACTCGTAAAATGCGAGAAGCTGAAAGACAAAAAGAAGAAGCTATTGCTTTTGCAGAAGCAACTAACAGACAAAAGAGTGATCTAGAAGGAAGACTATCTAAATTAGATAAATCTTATACTTCAGAATTTGAGACAAGAGTTAAAACAAATATGGCAGCAGCAAGACAAGCTCTTAAAACTGCTATTGAGTCTCAAGATGTTGAAGGACAGATTGCAGCTCAAGAACAAATTGCAAATCTAACTATGGATGGTGCTAGATTAAATGCGATGAAAGCCGCTGAAGCAGCTAAATCACAGCAAAAAGAGGTTAATGTAACACCTCAACAAACAAGAGCACCTGCTCAATCTGACCCTATGGCAGAAGCCTGGGCATCAGAAAATGCTTGGTTTGGTAATGATTCAGCTATGACTTACACAGCTTTTGATATACACAAACAATTAGTAGAAAAAGAAGGTTTTGATCCAAAAACTAAAGAATATTATGATGAAGTTGACGCTAGAATTAGGGTTGAGTTTCCGCATAAATTTGATAAAGTAGATGGCAATACTACAGAAAGAGCCAAACCGGTTCAGAATGTAGCTTCAGCTAAACGTTCGGCTTCAACAGGACGCAAAAATAAAACTGTGAGACTCACGCCATCACAGGTAGCAATTGCTAAAAGATTAGGTGTGCCACTAGAAGAATATGCGAAACAATTAAATATCACGGAAGGAGTATAGGCATATGGAAAACGAAAAAATAAAAACTTCACGTGCGAGTCAAACTAGAGACAAAATAGAAGTCAAAAAAGTATGGACTCCACCCAACTCACTTGATGCACCACCAGCGCCAACTGGATACAGACATCAATGGATACGTGCCGAAATACTCGGCGCATCAGATGCTAAAAATGTAGCATCATCTTTGAGAGAAGGATGGGAATTGGTGAGAGCCGATCAATATCCTGACTCACAATATCCAGAGATGACAGAAGGCAGATACGCTGGAGTTATTGGAGTGGGAGGCCTATTGCTGGCTAGGATACCCGAAGAGATTGCGCTTCAAATAGACGAGTACTATAAAAAACAGAACGAAGCTAAAGAAGAAGCAGTAGAGAACAATCTTATGAAGGAACAGCACCCAAGTATGAAATTCAGTAATGAATCTAATACTCGTGTAACCTTCGGTGGTACAAAGAAAAGCTAATTATTTAGTAATTCCTACCCAACGAATAATATAAACCGTACCGGAGGCCTTTCGAGGCAGGTACATAAAAAGGAAAACAACTATGGCAAACCAAACAGAAGGTTTTGGATTTAGACAAGCCCCTACATTAGGATCAACTCCTGCTACAGGCGGTCAAGCTGAATACAAAATCAAATCAGGTTTGGGTGTTGGAATATTCCAAAACGACCCCGTTTCACCACAGCACACTGCTGGTGATGACGGATATCTTCAAGATACTACAGCCGCTACAATGGATGATGGTATCACTGGAGGAACAGGTTGGGCGAATACTACATCTAACATCCAAAAACTAATCGGTGTTTTCAACGGAGCTTTTTACATAAACGCTTCTACGAAAAAACCAACGTTCGCAAACCACGTTTTAGCTAGTACTACGTTCGCTACGGACTACAATACTGGATCTAACGATGGAATCGGTTTCGTAAACGATAATCCAATGCAGGAATATACTGTAAAAGCTGATGCTGCGGTAACGCAAGCAATGCTTCTTTCAACAGATACATTCAACTCAACTGCAGGAGCAACTGGCGCATCTGGTACAGATCAGTACGAAGGACAATCTTTAGTTAAACTAAATATTGCTTCTGAAGCTGCAAATACTGGTGCTTTCAGAATCGTAAGAACTGCGAATGATCCAGCAAACAACGACAACACATTGGCAAACTCTAACGTAATCGTTCAGATGTTCCCTGCTTCTGCTGTCGGTAACTAGTCATAATAGGAGTATAAAACAATGGCAATATCAAGAGCACAACTAGTTAAAGAACTAGAGCCAGGTTTGAATGCACTATTCGGCTTGGAATACAAACAATACGGCGAGCAGTGGACTGAAATTTTCGACACTGAATCATCAGACAGAGCTTTCGAAGAGGAAGTAATGTTAGCTGGTTTCGCAAACGCAGCAGTTAAAGCTGAAGGCCAAGGCGTTCAGTTCGACCAAGCGCAAGAAACTTTCACAGCTCGTTACACTAACGAAACGATTGCATTAGCATTCGCTATTACAGAAGAAGCTATCGAAGATAACTTGTATGACAGACTTGCGTCTAGATATACAAAAGCTTTAGCAAGATCTATGGCGTCTACTAAAAATATCAAAGGTGCAGCGGTACTTAACAATGCATTTGACAGTAACTTTGCTGGTGGAGATGGTAAGGAGCTTTGTGCTACTGACCACCCTACATTAGCAGGTGACTTGGCAAATGAATTAGCAACACCAGCTGAACTTAATGAAACTTCATTAGAACAGTCGTTGATTGACATCGCGGCTTTCACTGATGAAAGAGGCCTAAAAATTGCGGCGCAAGGAGTTAAATTAGTAATTCCTTCAGCTCTTCAATTTACTGCTGACAGACTTATGAATTCTGCAGGCAGAACAGGTACAGCTGATAACGACATTAACGCAATCAGAAATATGGGAATGATCTCTGGTGGTTACACAGTAAATAATTACTTAACTGCTAATAAGAAATTCTTCATTAAAACTGATGTGCCTAATGGTCTGAAGCATTTCAATAGATCACCTATCAAAACTTCAATGGAAGGTGACTTTGATACAGGCAACGTTAGATACAAAGCGAGAGAAAGATATGTATTTGGATTCTCTGATCCAAGAGGTATCTTTGGTTCAAACGCAACGTAATCAATAAAATATTTAGGGGCCGATCACAATTCGGCCCCTTTTTTTATATAAGGTGTAAAAATGAAGAAATTCCTAGTAAATATATGGGCTTATGATTACCACGGCAAGTTTGAAGTGGAATCACAAGACAATCCAACCTCAATGGAAAACGCAATAGTTGACAAACTAGGAGAAAATGATATAAAATGGGAATATCTTGGATCATCTTATGATGACCGAGTAAACAGAATAACCTATGAGGAGGTTACTTATGATACAAGACCTATACAAACAAAAAAGGTCCTTGGAGTTGAAGTGGGAACAGGAGCATCTATCTAACAATAGATACACTCTTGAGATGGTGAGAATTGATGATAAAGTAAAAGAAATCATCACTAAAATTAAGTTAGAAGAAGCAGCCATTGCTCACAGACAGAACGCTGTTGAAGGTTCTGCTCCACAAGTTTCAGTAGCTACTTAATAAAAAGCTACATCGTTGAAAAATCGTTTCACATTACAGGCTCTCTTGCGCTCTACTAAAAACTAGTATATATTCTAACCACTATACATTAAATAAATGATGAATACTGACGCGTATGGTCGACAACCCTAGAGGACAGTATTCAGATATTCTAGGAGGAATATAAAATGGCAAATACTACATTTTCGGGACCGATAAGAGCGGGAACGATTTCAAACACTACAGGTACAACACTTGGCGATAACGTTGCAAACGTTGGTCAAGTTGTTATGTGTCAATCACAAGCAGTGACTCAAGCAGATGGAACAACTAATATTGTAATTCCTGCAAACTCACAAATCGTAGCTATTGAATTATCAGTAGATGTAATTTGGGATGGAGTAGCAAGTACAGCTGGTATCGGTTGGACTGGTGATGCAACTGCATTAACAGCAGCAGCTGCTGTAGCAGGTGGAACATTAGGAATAATTTCTGCAACTGCTGGCGCTGACGCGACTAGAGTTAATAACTGGGCAGATGTTGGAACTACTGACAGAAGAATTCTTGTAACTAACACTAACACAGGTGCTGGTGAAGGTTTCATAACTGTTAGATACGTTCAAAACAATAACCTAAGTTAATAATTAATTAGTGTGGGGCTTAGGCCCCACATAAAATTTTAAGGAGAAAATATGGATTCAGATCAGAAGACATTGAACATGGCAACAATTGGAGCAGACACTTTAGCAAGAGGAGCTAGAACTAGAATTACTTCTATTCAAGGAAAAGGAATAGCTAGTTCTGTTTTAAAACTTTATGACGCTGCAACTGCAGGTGCTGCAGCAGCAGGTAATTTAGTTGCAACTTATAATTATGGTACAGAAGGACTAGAAGTTTATATTCCAGGTTCTGGTATCAAGTTTGAAAATGGTGTTGTTTACAATTTAGCTGGAGCAGGCGGAAGCGTTACAGTAACTATAACAGGAGCGTAAGCTCATGGCTAATACTACCTCTGGAACTACAACTTTCGACAAAACTCTTTCTATTGATGAAATAATAGAAGATGCTTTTGAACGTATTGGAATGCAAGGAGTTGCTGGTAATCAATTAAGATCAGCAAGACGATCTCTTAATATATTATTTCAAGAATGGGGTAATAGAGGTATTCATTATTGGGAAATAGCTAATACAAATTTAGACTTAGTTCAAGGTCAAGCAGATTATAATTTTTTTAGATCAGCAGCTGATGGAGCTTCAGCAACCACTGCACCTTCTGATGGTATTTATGGAATGTCTGATATCCTTGAAGCACAATTAAGATCTAATTATAACACAACTACTCAAGCTGATAGTCCTATGACTAAAGTTGATAGATCTACTTATGCATCATTTTCTAATAAATTATCTCAAGGTACACCTAATCAATATTGGGTAGAAAGATTTATTGATAAAGTAACAATTCATCTTTATCCAACACCAGACTCAACAAATGCATCTAAATATATGCACTTTTATTATATTAAAAGAATTGAAGATGTAGGAAGTTATACAAATGCAACTGATGTTCCGTTTAGATTTGTTCCTTGTATGGTAGCAGGTTTAGCTTATTATTTATCAATGAAATACGCTCCACAACTTATTCAACAAAATAAATTAATTTATGAAGATGAATTACAAAGAGCATTAGCTGAAGATGGATCAGCTGCTAGCACTTATATTACACCAAAAGTTTATTACCCAGGAGTATAATGGCAAACTACGCATCAGGTAAACGTTCAAAAGCAATTTCTGACAGATCAGGTATGGAGTTTCCATACAAAGAAATGGTTAGAGAATGGAATGGATCTCTTGTTCATATTTCTGAATTTGAACCTAAACAACCACAATTAGAACCAAAACCTCATGGGGCAGACGCAATATCTTTACAACATGTTAGAACAGATAGAACGGAACCTGCTACAACGGTACGAATAGTAGATAATGGTTTTGAAACATATGAAGCAGGATCTAGTATTATAAATGTATTTTCACCTGGTCATGGTTTAACAGATAATACTGTATATAGATTTAGAGGACCACCAACTACTTCTGCAGGGAGTGGTTTTGTTTATGCTGACCCTGAAAGTTTTGATGGTATATCGGGATCTAATATTGCAAAAACAGCTGGATATACAATAAGAACTGGAAAATATAAAGATGGTGCAAGAGATGCATCAAATGATTATCTAGCAACTAATTTTTTCTTTTTTACAGTTGACACAAATACTGCTACAACAGGTAATATAAAAGGAGGAGGTTATGGTTGTTCAATAGGACCTATAACTATAGAAGCATGATAACACATTTTTTAAATTGGATTAAAGGTATATTTACACCTGAAAAACAAGATCCTCATCTTGAGATGTATGAAGAAACTGCGAAACAAAAAAAGATACGTTTAAAGCATAGAGGAGATATTAAATAATGACTGGATTTACGTACGCAACATTAACTACAGCAATATTAAATTATACCGAAACAGATACAAATGTTTTAACGTCTACTATTACTGATGAATTTATTGAAAATTCTGAAATGAAAATATTAAGAGAAGTACCTCTTGATGCATATAAAAAACAATCTATTGGTAATTTAGTTACAGGTCAAAATACAATTAACGTTCCAGCTAAAACTTTATTTGTAAAAGGTGTACAAGTTTATGATTCAACATCAGCTTCTACAGGAAACAATGTTTGGTTAGAAAAAAAAGACGAAACTTATTTGCAAGAATATCAACCATCTACAGAAACTTCAGCTAGAGCACAGCCAAAATACTATGCTATGTTTGGTGGAGCAACAGGTGTAACTGATACGACCTCAGGAAGACTATTTTTAGCTCCTGCACCAGATGATACTTATGTATTTAAAATTCATTATGAAGCAATACCAGATGGTTTATCTAGTTCAAACACTACAACTTATGTAAGTCAATATTTTGGAAATGGATTGTTATATGCTTGCTTAGTAGAGGCATTTTCTTATCTAAAAGGTCCAATAGATATGTTGACATTATATGAAAATAAATATAAACA